AATGGCGGCTATCCGCCAATTTGAGAGCGGAAAGCCGTCTTCGGTCATCGACGATGTGTTGAATCAGACTCTTCTCGCAATCGCGCTTTGTACCGGAATTGCGTTTGTTTTCGAGGAGCTCGCCTTACGCCTTCAAAGCATCGAAAATGTGCAGGCACAGTACATGGTGCAGTTCAGCCTTAATGTCTTTATACTGGTCAGCGTTCAGGCTATGATGTCCATCGCGTTCCTTCTTACTGCGTCCATCGTGGCAATGTTCAGGCTCAAGCGGAGAGGACTGACGAAGTTCACCATCATGACATACCTCTGCAAAATCGCAGAAAACCTCGCGGGCGTGTATGTGCTTGTCAAACTGGCTGTCAGTTACTTGCAAGCGATTTAATATAACCTAACATCGAATAAATTTATAACATTGGCTGCGCAGGATAAGTCTTGCCGCTTACAGAAAAAAGGAGAACACCATGAGCACTGAGTTGGTCGCCATTGAGCGCATCACGATTCGGAAAGGGGACAGCAACGCGGACGATATCCGCAGCTGCCTCGCACATTACCTGCTTCAATTCATCAATTCCGCCAGCATCGAATCCCTGTCGATGCATAAGCTGAGCATCAAGGTCGATGGCAAAACGGCGTTGTTTGTTCAGGACAAGACCGGCGGCGTGGGTCTGACGGGTCTTGATACCGACTGGCAGCATACGCCTGAAATGTCCGCAATCCTTGACCGGTTGGTGACGGATGTGGATGTTGAGGTGTTCCTGTCCTATGAGATGATTCACTTTTTCAGCACCGAGAACTTCTACGGCTACAATTTCTGGAGCGAGGTGCTGCAGGAATACGGCTGCGAGGCGGTTCGGTACAAGGGCCTCGAATACTACGATGTGGAGAGCAATGTTGTCATGCTGTCCTTTGACGGCAAGGAACTCTGCGACAACCCCGACTATGTGCCGGAATCGGCGGTTAAGGATATCCATAAATGGTTCTGTTACACCTTCGAGATGTCGCTCGAACCTGATACGCCGTTCACTGCCGCACAGGTAGATAAGATGCTTGCCGCTATCGAGTCCGTGCATGGCGTCTTTGGTCGGGAAGAGGACGATGTTGCGGATGTGGGGGAGGATTACCTGTCCATCTGCACCGGCGTGACGCTGACCGACAAGGAGGTCCCGGCGTTTGCTGCGTTCCTGCAGGCAATGTCGGATGTCGCCAAAGAACTCGACACCACGCTCGACTATACCGCCGAGTTCACCCCGGCAGAGATGGAGACCTTTGCAGCCATGATGATGGATGACGACAAGGGCAAAATCGTGCCGAGATATTACCGCTACTGATACGCCAAAGCCTCACCAGTCATTGGTGGGGCTCTTTTTTGTATGGGAGAGGAAAACAATGATTTCCAAGGAACTTTTTTGCAAGACGATTGCCGACATTCAAGAGCAAGACCGGAAAATCTCAGAGTTTGACCATGCGCTCGGCAAAATCTGCGACTCGGCAGTAGTGTTCGATGCTGACAATCTGTATCTTGCTGCATTGCTCCGCATCCTCAAAGAAGAACTGGACGACAAGGCGGACACCATTGAGTGGTGGCTGTATGAGGATGTCCGCAAATGCATCTGGTTCGACCTCGAAGATGGTCGCCGGATGCGCTACGATATGCCGACTGCCGAATCCCTGTATAACTATCTTACGCTGCCGTTTGAGCAGCTTCCTCTCGAGGTAGAATCATGATTTTCATTTTTTCGCTTGTCATTGCAGCGCTGCTTTGCATTGCATCGTTCATTTGCTACAAGGTGTCGGGCAAGATGCTGGATGAGAAAGACGCGGAAAAATGCGCAAAGGAAGCAGAACTCGAAGAAAAACTGATAGACCTCATGATGCAGACCAAAAGCAAGCCGCTGTCGGACGATGAATTCAGTTTCGGCGGTGCTTATGAGGCATTGCTCATGGCGGGGGAGCGTCAGAAGCAGTTGACGGATGTAGATGAAATTGACAAATTAACGGACAAAATTCATCTGCTGAGCATGGTCGAACAAATCTCATACCTCACGCTTTCATTCGGCGTTATGTTCGTCTGCATGCTTTTGTTCGTAACCGGTATTATCGCTGTTGGGGTGCTAGCTGCGAGCGTGTATGCTAAATGAATGCTCAGAACGGAAAGAAAGGAGACACTATGAGCAAGAACCCGAAAATTGAAGGCATCGCCTTCAGATACGGCGATGATGACTACTCTTTCTGGATGCCAGACATCTCGAAAGATGAGAACGAGAAATTCGTGCAAACGCTGTTTGCGGCCTTTGAGGATAATGGCTGTTCGGTGCGCGGCACAAAGAAGGACATCCTCGATGCCATCCGAGAAAACACCTGAAACGATAGGTGCGAATCTCAGAAAAATATTATGTGCTCGACACGAACGTTCTTCTGTCATCTCCGTACTCTAACGAAAAACAACATTGACCAGGCACATTTCTAAGCGCTGCGACATTTTTCTGGGGGTTTGCAAGGCCGTTTGCAACATTTTTCCGAAATTCACCGATATTTTTTGCAGTCATCCATCACGGATGGCTGCTTTTTTTGTTTTTACGCGAAAAAGTTGCCGATTTGTGCGAATTGCAGATAATGAAAATCAAGGGCAGTCATAGCGGTATTGTCCGCACAGAAATTACCAGAAAGAGATTTTCCAGATAGTTCTGGAATTTTGGAGGAGTCACAAATGTACGGTAAACCGATGAATTTCATAGACTGGCTGATTGATATGCCGGAAGAGTTTTCATTTTGGGTAGAGGACCAGATAGCAGTAATGTCACCGGTAACGATTGCCGTGGTAATTGTTGTCGCATTGGCTGTTTTGGCCGGTATATGGCTTCTCGTCGTCTCTGCCGCCAAGAAGGATGTGCGCAATACCAGCGAAATTCTGGCAGGCGTTGAGGAAGTCAATCAGGGATATGACTTCTATGATGTAGACGAAGAAATCCGCCTTGAATACCCGCTCGAATCCCTTGAAGAGTATAAGGGCACTTCCCTCGATAAGCTGTTCATGAGCACTGTTCGGAAAAAGATTCCCCAGTTTGAGGAGGTTTTCGGATGGGCGCAATCGAATGTGATTCAGTTTGCGGCATATAAGGAAGAACTTAAAAGCATCCCTAACTGGACCGAGAAGGACAATGATTGCGGGAGAAGAATCCCTTTCTGGCTGTATAAGCACTATGAGAAGAAGCTGGTCAATGCAGCGGTGTTCGGCACTCCAGTGACCGAGACGACCTTCATTGCGGTGAAGCAGTATGTCCCGCATAAGGGCAAGCCGATGGAGGAGTCTAAGACCTATTCGATGGCAGAAGCTAAGGAATTCGTAAGACTCGCTAAGGCACACGAACGGGAACGCCAGCAGCGGGAAAACGAGCGGAGGCAGGCATCCTCGCAAATCAAGTATGAGGTTTTGCAGCGTGACAGGTTCCGGTGTGTTGTCTGCGGCAGGACCCCGGAACAGGGCGCGAAACTTCATATTCAGGCGGTAAAGCCGCTTCCGAAACATGAAAGACCGTCTGCAGATTGTTTCCGAACCGTGTGCGAGGATTGCCTGAGAAGGAAAGGGTGAGGGGCAGAGATGTTTTGTATATGCGTACTTATCATAGCAGCAGCTGCCGTGTATATGGTTGAGGCGTATATCCATACCTACTACGCAATTGAGTATATGCACGGAGCACCGCTGTTCTTTGTACTTCTGGCGAAATACGCGGCACCGGTCCTGTTCCTGCTCCTGTGCGTGTACTTTGTATTCCGGTACAGGGAGAAGCGGCGGGAATCGGAAAAGCCTGCGCAGGATAAGCCCATGAACCGAGAAGAAGTCTATGCGGAGAAAATTAACGCGACCGTAAAAACGAAAGCCGTGTTCTCAGACCAAGCCGACCAGATGCTATATCAGGTCATGCGGTTCGGGCAGAAGATGGCGGTAGCGTACAGCATGACGCAGGACAGCAAGACTTCCGGAGAGCAGGCGAAGTGCCTGACGCTGTTGGCATCTGCAGAACGGATATTCTATGACCGGCTGGATGACGCTATTCGCTCGGCATCGATGTTCGATGAGACAGAATACAAAGCTTTCCAACAAGGCATTATCTCGTTCGGAGATACCGATACAGCTAAAAAGAAGCAGGAGATATACGCTGGTATCATCAAGACGATAAACAATGTGGTCCATGATAATGAGCGTCTTATCCTGCGCTTAGATTCTCTTGCCTATGCACTCAATCGGCGCTCAGCACAGAATCCGTGGGATACCGATGTGGCCCTAGCAATGTCAAGACTTGATGATGTCATCAGCAAAACAAATCAAGACCTTGAACAGGACGAGGAAATCAGCCGCGTGGCTTTGAAACGATATGACACTTTGAATGGAGGTAATTGAGCATGGCAAGAAAAGGTGTGTTCCCGATAGTAGCGACCTTAGCGGTCGTCGGCGTGGTATTGGCGGTGTTCTCCCAGACGGTGATGCGGGACTCGAATATCAGCACCAATACGATGACGACGGAGCAGGCGTATGCGGATTTGAGCGGGAAGATGAAACGCATCGGGGTACAGGAAGTATCTGTGAACCCGCAGCAGCTTGATGTATCGGAGTTTTTGGACGCGAAAGATGAGTTGCCGGATATCGACTCCTCCTACCCGTTTGTGGTGGAGGGGAACGGTGATGTCAACATTGAAATCTTCTCTTCCGGCGAGAAAGCAGCAGAATCCGGCTCTGATTCTTTCCTGACCAGCATGGCAAAGAAGTTCAACGCCCAGCACAACAAGACTTCCGGAGACAAGACCATGAGCGTCTCTCTGCGCTCCGTTCCGTCCGGCACAGCGGCTGAGTACATCTCGACGGGAAAGTATCAGCCTGAGTGCTATACCCCCTCAAATACGCTCTTTGGCGAGTTGGTGAAGAACGAGGGCGTAGAGTTGACCATCGAGGCTGACCGTCTGGCCGGCAATGTGGCAGGTATTCTTGTATCTAAGAAGACAGGGGATATGCTTCGCTCCGAATACGGTGAAGCGTCTGTTTCTTCCGTTCTGAACGCAACCATCGATGGCAAACTCATGATGGGATACTCGAACCCATATACGAGTGCAACGGGTCTCAACTTCCTTCTTGCGGCCCTTGCAAGCAGCGGCAGCGACACGATTGTCGATACGGCTGCTGTTGAGAATTTCCAGAGATTCCAGGCGAATGTTCCGCTCGTATCCTTCACTACCCAGCAGATGGTCCAGTCGGCGGACAAGGGCATCGTGGACGGTGTCGTGATGGAGTAGCAGTCTTATCAGAATGACCCGACCTTGCAGCGCAACTACGAGTTCATCCCGTTCGGTGTCCGGCACGATAATCCTCTGTATTCCATCGGAAATGTCTCTGCGGAGAAGAAGGAAGTTATTGCTGCCTTCGTTTCCTTCTGTGCCCAGAACCAGACAGAGGCGACGAAGGACGGGTTCAATGGCCTCGATGACTATGTCTATACCGGCAAAGTATACGACGGCAATACCATCGCACAGGCGCAGAGTGTCTGGAAAGAAGAGAAAGATTCCGGTATTCCTATCGTGGCGGAGTTCGTTGTCGATACTTCCGGCTCGATGCGCGGCGAACCCCTGAATGCCCTGAAAACCGCGATGATAAACACCATCCAGTATATCAATGACGACAACTATATTGGCATCATTGGCTTCGATTCGGATGTCAGAGAATACCTGCCCATTGGCCAGTTTTCTCTGACCCAAAAAACCCTGTATAAGGGTGCCGTGAACTCCCTCGATGCGAACGGCAGCACCGCGATGTACAACGGTCTTTGCGTTGCTATGGACCGCATCTACAAAAAATCTCAGGAACTGGGTGGGAATTGCACGCCCATCATCTTTGTGCTCACGGACGGTGACAACAATACCGGATATGGCTTCTCCGATACGAAGAACATCATTGCCGGTATGGATATCCCCATTTACACCATCAGCTACAACTACGCAGCGGATAGTCTTTCGGAGCTCGCTTCCATCAACGAGGCGGCAGCTATCGTCGGTAACAGCGAGGATATTACCTATAAGCTCCGCAATCTGTTCAATGCAGAGATGTAACTCAAAAGCGCGGTTTTGTCCGCGCAGCTGCTCAAAAAGACAGCCTCCACGCGGCGAGCAGCGGACAACGGGAAACAGTCCCGGCAAATCGTCTTTCAGAACGGAAGGTGGGATAGCACTATGCGAGTACAACAGGTCCCGAACTCTCCCTATTTCATCCATTACGATGATGAGGGCTTTTGCTGTATATCCAAAAGCAGAGAAAGCCAAGAATCCATCCCGGAATCCGAGATGCAGGAGTTTCTTGATGCAGTAGCCAACGGGCTACTCTGCATTGAGCAGGAACGAAAGAACAGATACCAGCGCATCGAAGAAGCCGAAAAAGCAGCTTTTGCCAAGGGCGAAGCGGAAGGTCAAGAAGATAAGCTGCTCGCCACGGTAAAAACATTGGAGGATGAGCGGGAACAGAACCAATATCACGGGTCCGGTGGTTTTCGAGATGGGGATGAAATTCTCCATGAATTAAACGAATGGTTGATGTGTGTATGACTATGATGGGAAGTATTCCGATTCCAAATACCAGATTTTATCTGACTAGCATCGACGGTAAGAAGTGGTTCGTAACAGAATACTACAGAACCGCACCGTTTAGCCCCGACAAAGAGACCTACGACTTGTACAAGGCGTTTGCAGAAGCATTCCAAGAAAACGAACGAGAAGAGCGAGAATTTTCTGAAAAACTCAAAGAAGCAGTGAAAAAAGCCTACGGTAACGGCTTAAACGCGGGACGACACAGCCATCTGCAGGCTCCGTCAAGCCTAAGCGAAGGCAGACCGGGACGTGAACAATACGATGGTTTCTATGCTTGGTATGCTGCGAACGGAAGATAAGAGAACAAATTGAAAGGAGGAAACAGCTATGCCACTTTATTCACGAGAAGATGCAGAAAAAGCCTGCATTGAAGCTATTGAACATGCTCGCGCAGTTAATAATAATACTGCTGACAAACAGTACAAAATCGAAGAACGGCACAGGAAAGCGGCAAAACGAATATGAGCATCCATTACATCGAATAAAATCACCTCGCTGACAAAAGACCTCTCGAAACGCGCTATTATCTGTCGAATCGGTGCTAAAATTGATAACGAGCGCGGTGCCAAGAACTCGAAGCGTGTGAATGAAAGTATGTCGGAGCTGACTACCGCGTTCTATGGCGAATATGTCCGCCGAATGCTCGTTTGCATCGATGAGATGACGACGGAAATGCGTGAAAATGCGAATGGCAAAGAATACTTCCCGGATATCTTCTATGCTTCGTCCAGTGTGATTGCAGATATCTTCGAGGCTTGCGGAATCGATTTGCCGGACTATGTGCGCATCCTGTATTACAACGACTACATGGGTGATGAGAGCATTGGCCGTGCTGCGATTGAGAAAATCGAACTGGCATGGCAGGCAGACCCGAGCAAGTTCCGGGTTGATAAGAAGCAGAACCGGCTCATTTACTCCTATCCGCCGGATGGACCGTGGTACGAACTGAAATACATTGCAGATGAGCTGCCGAACTCCCTCGAAGCAGAGATTTCTGGCGGCAACCAGCTTATCATGAACTACGAGCAGGCACAGGAATTGTTCGGCATCAAGTTTCGGCGCTGGCTGGGCATCTTTAACCTCTAATATGCATGGCAGGTTCTTTTAGGAGCCTGCCTTCTTATTTTGCAAAAATAGTTGCCCATTCGTGCGAATTGCGTACTATGAAGTATACAGGCAAGCGATATTACCGCTGAAAACGACTGCCGAACAGAGAAAGGAAAGACTATGAACGAGCAAAATTTCGTTGAAGATACTCAGGATTCTACTGAAGATATTCAGTATCAGGCGTATGTGGCACTGGTCGAGGATTTCAAGGAATTCATCGATACGACAGTAAAGGCCGGCAAGGATTCCTATAAGCATGTAGACTTGTTCAACGGCAAGCCTTTAGAGGAGTCCGTGACGCATACTGTGCCGCTGGAAGATGACAAGGCGCAGCTTCTGGCTGCGGCGTGCATGGACTTGGCAAACTCGACTCTGTGGCTGTACTACCACCAGAATAAGTTCAAGGATACGGAGTTCGCCGAGGTCGTCAACAACAACTATCCGAAATATCAGGTCCGAGTACAGCAGGAGATGAACCAAGAGGGAGGACAGTTTTATCTGCGCAGCTGGTATTCGCTGGCTCAGAAGATTTCCAGAGAGTGCCAGCTGAAAGCGTTCGAGGGCTACAAGCCCAAGGAGCAGATGACATATGTAAACATCTATCTGCTCGTCTATGCTGCCATGAAGTCCCTGAAAAACGGGTCTTTGAGCCGTATCATGGCAAATGTCGAGCACGACTCCGATAAAATCGGAAACCTCGCGTTCTATTTCTTCACCTACATCCTTGAAGTGTTGGAGAGGCCTCTCGGATAAAAGAATGACCCTGCACATGCTGCTTTGGTGTGTGCAGGGCTTTTTTGTTTGTGGGGGATAGGCTCGGAACGATATGCGGAACAATATCAAAACCAAATCGACATTGTTCCGATGTATTGTTCCGACAGGCTGGTTTTGTTCAAGGTGTCTGCCGCACAATCTAAATAATCTTTTTTAAAAGGTGACATCAAATAAGCTCCGGGGGCTGTATTGCTCCCGGAGTTTGCTATTATTGGGGTTGCATCGGCTTGTTGCAATCCATACACAAGATGCGCACAAAGCGTGGGTCTCGCTATTTTCGTTCTGAACACAGTTTGCCCTTGCCTGGGTTGTGTCAACGACATGCGATTTTTTAAAAAAGTGGTGCGGAAAATTTCTCTCAATAGGCTCATCCACAGAAAAACATAGGGTTCAACCAAAAACTCGCTGGAAAAAGTGCGGATTTCAGCAGAAACTCGTTGGAAAAATGTGCAAGGGCGCAAAATGGACAAGACTAACGGCTCGTACACAATGCTGAGAGTTTTCTTCGCCACGCTCAAAAAAATGGGTACGCCCGCACTATATCGGCATACCGATATACGACGACTAAACATTGCAGCGCAGCCATCGCCGTTTCGTTTTGAGCACAGTTTCCTCTTGCCAGGCTGTGCGAATGGCGTACACTTATAATTGTACGATAGATAGCAGCATAATAAACGACTTCCGTACAATTCACATTCTGACGAAGAAGAGCAGATTCACCCCAGTGGTGCGTCTGCTCTTTTTTTGTTGCCAACGAACGAAAGAGGTGCAAAACCATGGCAAAACCCTGGACAGCAGAAGACTTAACGATTTTAAATCAGCGGTATCCGAAGGAAGGCGCGAGTGATGCGCTCGTAAAGACCTTGAACCGCACAAAGCAGGCAATTCACTTCAAGGCCCAGCAAGTTGGGCTTCGCAATGTGAAACGAAAGAGATTCACTGACGAGGACATCGAGATTTTAAGAGAGCGGTATCCGAACGAGGGTGCCAGCAAAGACCTCCAGAAACTGCTCGGCAGAAGCGCCGCGACCATTAACAGAAAGGCTCGTCTGCTCGGCATAAAAGGCGCCCGGCATTATTGGACTGAGGAGAAGTTGAAGATTCTGGCTGAACGATACCCGAAGGAGGGGGCAAGCCAGGAACTGGTGCAACTGTTTCAGCGCAGTGCCTATCTCATCAGTATGAAGGCTAACGCATTGGGGCTCCGATACGAAAATAGACGCCGGTGGACTGAGGAAGAGGAGGATATTCTCATTGAGAGATATCCTTGGGAAGGTGCAAGCGAGGCTCTTTTGAAAGACCTCAACCGCAGCCGTGCTTCTGTCTTGAACCACACGAGCATCATGGGCCTTGTGTGCCAGAAACGCTCGACGTGGACGGCTGATGAGGAAAAGGTGCTCCGGGAACGCTTTCCCGTGGAAGGTGCGAGCAAATCTCTGCAGAAAACTCTGAACCGAACAAGCACTGCCATCTACTGCAAGGCGATGCGCTTAGGATGCCAGAAACCTGCCCAAAAGAATCGCAAATGACCTCTTGCACATCCGTGCGGCTCGAGGTATACTAACCCTGTAATCAAAAAGAATTATCTTTTGCGAGGACTCCGCTACTGGCGCAGTTCTCGTTTTCTTTTTGCCCGGATTTCGCAGAGCCGCTGAGAACCGGCACTGCAGGCCGCCCGCCGCCAGCCAGCCAGCAGGGTACACACCGGAAACACAGCAGAGAGGTTCCGGTGTGGATGCCGGTGCGGGATAATGCATGTTCAGAACGGAAAACAAAAATGCTGCCGCCCAGCTAACGGGTAGCAGCATTATTTTTTGTCTGGGATAGTCAGAGGCTATAGGTTAAGTATTAGACGCGAACGCCCATCTCGTCAGCCTTGTCATCCTCGACAACCAGATAGTAGTACACATCACCGAACTCTAAGCCCAACTCATCGGCATACTTTTTCAGAGTGTCAGAGAACACTTTCAGGTTAAAGCCATTACCGGGATGCTCTTTCTGCCATGCTTCGATTTTTCGCTTCGATGCGGCAACACAGGGTCTATCTTCCTTGTCGTCATCGTCAAAGGTGAATCCGTCTACCAGACGGCGGGGGGTATCGTCCGAAGCCTCATTCTGGATGACATAGGCGACGATAGCGGCTTTGCTGTTATAGTCCGAGTTCTCCGCAAAGAAGTCCTCGATGTCACCATGCCGTACAACAACATTCTCGTAGAAATCCTTGATTTCGTTGTCGGCGTACTCGTTCGTCATGACCTTCTTATGGTTTTTAAGGAACTTGATGAAGGTCTCGTCGCTCAGGTTGTCAGCATAGAATCCGAGTGCATCCACACGAACTTTCACAAGACTGGTCAGGAACTTCTCCATTTTCGCAAAGACATGCTTTGATGTAAATGCCTTCTTCAGGTTTATAGTATAGTAGAATACCGGGAAGTCTTTAATGTCTACACCGCTTTCCCTGAAATTCTCTCCTACTTTGTCGATAGCCTTGCGCAAGAAGGGTGCATACTTGTACAGTGCATCGACATCGGTGATGTAGTCGGTAATGTACAACTCATTGTTTTTGCTGTAGTGTCCCAAGAGCCCGACGGCCACAGAAAGGCGGATGCCACGCTGAAAATTTGTCAAATCGAAAGTAACGGGGTAAATGACATTCGCAACAGTACCGTCCTCAGAATACTCGACGGGAGCCGAGCAGCGATGAATACCGAAAAGGTCATAGCCGTCCTTGTGGATGCCAATGTACTGATTCTCGAGGATGACCAGATTATACAGCGGCAACGCCATCGGAATCTGCGCTTTCAGGAATTCAAGGAAATAATTGACGTTCTCGTGAATCCATGTGTAGTCGTCCACGGTTTCGATGCGTTTCTGAGACTCCACGACATCCTCACCCGGAAGCGGCTCATAACCGCATGCCTGACGAAGCTCGTTTTCCGTCACGGCATCCGTTGCCTTGGCGATTTTCTTCAAGGTGACCTCGGTAGGCTGAGACTGTGTTTTGCCGTTCGCAAGACGGTTCACATATACGCGGCCGAGATGCGATGTCTGGGAAAACTGCTCCTGTGTCCGCGTGCCGATAGCTTTCTTGACGAGCGCCGCTAATTTATCAGGGTCATACCCGAAATTGCTTTTGCCGTCACTCTCGAAAACCGAATCATTCTTGTTCAGCCAGCCGTCAAGAATCGAATAACCGATATCATGCAAGGAAGCATATACATGTCCGTCTAAGTCTTTGGAGGGGGACGGCATGTGTGCGTTGTCTTCAAGGCACTCCACCTTTTTGCACAGGTGTGCGCACTCGCTGGCAACAAGAATGTACGGCGCATTCAACTCTTTTAGCCTTGGAATGCGGTCGTTGCTGTCGCGGAGCAGTTTTGCCAGATATACAATATCTGAAAGCTGGTCAGGAGCCATCTTCTTGAAAACATCTGTACCGAGTTCGATTTCAGTGATGACAGGTAGAGTAACAGAGGCATCGATGTCTTTGGCGTATTGCAGGATAGCATCGACGACAAAGTAGTAGCTATCATATGCCTTGTAATCGATATGGACAATGGTATCCGTTTTCTTTATCGGGACAATCGTACCTTTGCCATCTTTAACTCCATAGAAAGCCGAAACGGATAGAAAATCGTCAAGGACCTTCTCATCAACATGCAATGCCTTGGCAACCATCGGCAGCTGCATGCGAAGCAGGACAGGGGCGTTCAGCTTGACAGAGAACATATAGCGGCTCCTTTCGCGTGTATCATTTTGTAGCTTTGTGTATCATTCTGTAACTATTATACAGGGAGGCAAATAGAATTGCAATAAGAAAAACAACAAAAAGATACAAAAAAATACACGAGGATACAAGAACGAATGGCGCGGGAAGGGGTTCGCCTTGTTTCCGTTCTGGACGAAGCAGTTTGGGATAGGCAACGCGCTGGGAATTCAGCTGCTGCCGCTCGGTAGGGTGCTAACGGGCTGCAGAAAGGAAGGATACAAGCCCGGTGACTGAAAATTTACGTGTTCGGTGCATGGCAGTTGCACATTCGTGCGAATTGGATACAATGGAGAATATAAGGTGATTTAGTATGTATGCCGCAGGGATTCGTTCTCTGCGGCTTGATTTTTCTCGAAAAGAGGTACAAAAGATGCGAAATCGGAAGAAAGCCCAGAAGGTAGCTTCGCTTGTCATGGCGGTCATGATGACTTTGACCTTGGTGCTGGGTACGGTGGTGCCGGTCGTTTTGCAGACGGCAGCAGTTTTCTAAAATCTCATAGTTTGTTCTAGCCCCGCGTGGATGAAATGTCTGCGCGGGGCTTTTTTGTTTTTGCGGAGGAAATCATGGCGGAAAAGAAGCGGCAATATTCACGAGCGCTCGCACAGAAACGGTGTCTGGAAGCGATTGAGCGGGCCATTCTCATCAATAAGAGCGAGGCGGAAAGACCTTTCGTGTTTCAGGTACAGGAATTGGTCGTGTTCGGACCTCTGGTCGATACCGATGCACCCACAGTCCACGGGGTAGATATCCTTGCAACTACGGCGCGGCATCACAGATACCGGAATTGGGACGAGGCATTTCACAGTGACAGCGAGGATTTTATCAATAAGTACGCTCCGTTCAGTATCTGTTCGTGGCGGTTCCGGGAAGAGTTCCCGGAAAAGGATATGCTGAACTACCTCAAAGGCCGGCACATGGGTATCGTGACGATGTATGGGCAGCAGGACAGGGCCTTGCTCGATGAGGGCAGATTCTTCACCATTATCCGTGACGGCAAGGTTCAGGCTGACCAACTGGATGCTTTGAAGGAACTGTTCCGAGGTCGGGCATGAGCACCGTTACGCTGATGCAGGGAGACTGCTGCGAGAAACTGAACGGGATTTCGGCACATTCCGTAAACCTCGTCTTAGCGGACCCGCCCTACGGTATCACACATCAGGCTTGGGATACGGTATTGCCGTTTGAGGATTTCATCATGAAGGACCGGAAGCTGCTAAGCCTGTCAGAGTTTCTTCTTTCCTGCTACAAGGCGGGGATTTCCTATGTTGATGCAATGTCCGAATGGACCCAAAACAAGCAGCAGGGGATTTGGAAGCAGCTGGATAGAATCCTGACCGAGAACGGCGCAGTGATTCTATTTTCGGCGGGAGCGTACACCAAGACACTGATGGACAGCAAAGTCATTCCTTGGCGGTATAACCTCATCTGGCAGAAGACATCTCCGGTAGGATTCCTCAACGCGAACCGGATGCCGCTAAGGGCGCATGAAGACATCCTGGTCTTTTACAAGAAGCTGCCTACCTACAACCCGCAGAAGACCTCAGGGCATCCAAGAAAAGTCTCAACGGCGGAGCATAAGCGGAACTCCAAGATGACTGAGGATTACGGGAAATACAAGGCAAAAAGCTACGACAGCACCGAGAGATTTCCTACGAGTGTACTAACTTTTGCCACCGATAAGCAGAAATGTGCGGCGCACGGAACACAGAAACCCGTAGCGTTGTGTGAGTGGCTCATCAGGAGTTACACAAATGAGGGCGATACGGTCCTTGATTTTTGTATGGGAAGCGGCTCGACCGGCGTGGCGGCAATAAATACGAATAGAAACTTTATCGGCATCGAAAAGGATGCCGATTTTTTTGTTGTTGCGAAAGAGCGAATCGCCGATGCGGCGCAAAGCCGTTGAAGATACCGCTATTTTTTTAAGCACAACGACCAACAAAAAGCATCTTAAACACACGCGTGCGTTCGATAAATGAGCGCGTGTGTTTTTTGTGCATTCCGCGCATTTAACGCTCATTTTTTGTAAATAAGTATCCGATGCGGAGTGATTCTGCATCGGTTTTTATAGGACCAAAAATGAATAAGAACAAAGTATACACGCATGTTTCGCTGTTTTCCGGTGCAGGGGGACTTGATATCGGCTTAGAGCAGGCTGGGTTTCATACGGTATGGGCGAACGACTTCAATCATGATGCCTGCGAGACCCATAGGTTGTGGAGTAATGCCACGGTGGTGGAAGGCGACATCGGCAAAGTAGACTACAATACTATCCCGGATTGCGATATCGCATCTTTCGGATTCCCGTGCCAGGGTTTCAGTCTGTCGGGGCCAAGGAAAATCGATGATAGTCGGAATGTGCTCTACCGGCATTGCGTGAAACTGGTCGAGAAGAAGCAGCCGAAGCTGTTTCTCGCTGAGAATGTCAAAGGCTTGCTGACACTGGGCGGCGGAAAAATCAAGGACGCTATCATCGCGGATTTCGAGAGCAAGGGATATGTGGTGTCCATCAACCTTGTCAATGCTGCGGACTACCATGTCCCGGAAGATAGACAGCGAATCCTCCTTGTGGGCATCCGAAAAGACCTCGCTGAAAAGTATGGCGTAAAGTTCAAGGTTCCTACACCTTTTCCTGACCGTATCAGTATCCGGCAGGCGTTAGAGGGATTAGCACCGGCAGCAGAAGATGAAATTTGCAAAGAACCCTACTCCTCGCGTTACATGTCCAGGAACCGGAAACGCGGCTGGGACAGCGTATCGTTCACGATTCCCGCGATGGCTAAGCAAGTGCCTCTCTGGCCCGGGTCGCCAGACATGGTGAAGGTCGGCAAAGACCTTTGGCAGTTCGGGGAGAAAGGCAGTACCAGACGGCTGTCTTATAGAGAAGCAGCTGCTATCCAGACATTCCCGAAAGATATGGTTTTTTGCGGGAATCTGACGAGCAAGTATAAGCAAATCGGTAATGCAGTACCCTGTGAACTCGCAAGAGTCGTGGGAACGGAACTGTACCGTATTCTGAATGAAATTGAAAAGCAAGAAAGTCATTGTCCGGTATGAGTGATTCGTGCCGGATTTTTTATTGGAGTCATCATGCCAGAGACAAGGAAATACACCGTCGTTGACCTGTTCGCAGGTGTCGGAGGATTGAGTTACGGATTTTCAAGAAACGAGCACTATGAAATCATCTTGGCAAACGAGATGCAAAAGGACATTGCGAAAGCATATACCCTCAACCATCCTGCGGTCAATATGCTGCAAGGAGACATCAAAGATTTGTCCGAAGATGTCCTGCGTCAAACGATAGGAAACCGGACAGTTGATGTCGTAGTCGGTGGTCCGCCGTGTCAGTCGTACTCTACGCTCGGTAAACGGCAGATGGATGCGCGGGCAAATCTCTTCATGGAATACAAGCGCGTTCTCTGTATCCTGCATCCGAGAGCCTTCTTGTTCGAGAATGTCAAAGGCATTCTGAGCATGGATAAAGGAGCCCTGTTTGAGCATGTCCGCAAAGAATTCGAGGATATTGGGTACAGCCTCCAATACAAAATCCTCAATGCCGTAGACTACGGTGTACCGCAGCTGCGGGAACGGGTCATTCTGGTTGGGTTCTTGGGCGAGAATGACTTTCAGTACCCGGAGCCGACACACGGAGAAGGGCTGCTGCCGTATGTGACGCTGCAAGATGCACTCAAAGACCTGCCTGCACTGGCATGCGGGGAGGAAAACACCGTGTATGCCGCTCCTCCAGATAACGAGTTTCTTTCATGGGTCCGGCAGAGTAGTTCAGATACGCTCACGGAGCATAAAGCCCAGAACAACAGCGCTCATCTTCGCAGAATCATGGCGGCGCTCAAAGATGGGCAAGGCAAAGATGATTTGCCGGAAGAACTCAGACCTAAGAGCGGGTTCAAGAACACCTACGCAAAACTCTGGTGGGAAAAGCCCGCCACTACCATCACACGGAACTTTGCCTGCCCGTCCTCATCAAGATGCATCCATCCGAGAGATTCGAGGGCACTCACGATACGAGAAGGAGCACGGCTGCAGAGTTTTCCGGACAGCTATCAGTTCTACGGCTCGGATTGCCTGAAACGCTTAGAAATCGGCAACGCCGTCCCGCCGCTGCTTTCGGTGGCATTAGCTGAACAGATGCTGAAAGCACTCGATGCAGAAAAATAACATACCTACAAATTCTTGGCAGAAATAGCCGGGAGTAAGGACTACTCATGAATAACAAAAACGCCGAATGGCAACGCGAATACTACTTGACACATGACAAGTACCGGATGCAGAGGCAAGGGACGGATTGTTATAAGGTCGTCAAGGGTCTTACTCGTATCCTGCAGCTGCCTACCATTGCGAAACTCACGACCGACAACGAATCGGTCATCGGTGACTTTCGATTGAATCGCGGCGAGTATGGGCTTGAACCCTACGATGAATACGCTATCAAGGTAGATGATACCTACGGCGCATCATTCTATATCCTTGTCCATAGAAGGGCTGATACAACTTTCCTGTGCCCAATTCTCGTGGGCTTTGAGGGCGAGAACACCTGCGCCATGGTCATACCTACCGATAACTGGCGGATGCGGGAAATGGCGGCGTTTGTCGAGCGGAGAAGGGCTGAGAAGGAATTCGGTGTGGACGGACTGATGATGGCGGTGAATACACGAAATGGGGTATACGGCTGCCTTTCCGTTCTGAACGAGTCTGGCAACCTGCTGGAACGGTGGCTGCGAACCGAGCGCGATTCCCTACATACACGGAACTCTGTGACGGCTCCGAGCTCAGCGGCGCTGATACTGCAAATCTGGCTGCATACGATATGTCTCTGGAAACGGCGATGTCTGAGTCGGAAAGTCGAGCAGCGCATCGTACACGCAAACGGAGAGCAGGAAACGGTCTGGGATGTTAGAGAATGTCTAAGCACAACCAAGCAGACTATCGTGGACCTCAAAAAGGGCATCGTGGTCTATGTAAATGACGGTACCGGGAAACGGGCATTTGCCGGGTTCTGTGTACTCCAATCTGAGCGCTGCGGGCATTTCCGGCATATGCAAAGCGGTAAGGTCGTCTATGTCCGACCTACGACCGTTCACTACAAGAAGCTGAACCCCAACAAGGCTATCAGTCAGACTGCCAAGCCGGTAATCTACCGAAATACGGAAGACTTCCTGCGCGAGAAATCTTATCTCGAAAACGATGTACTCATGATGCTCAAATGCAACGACATCGAGTATCAGCGGGAAAAGATGTTTCCGTGGATGGGGAAGAAGCGCCTGGATTTCTTCCTGCCAGGCAAGAACATCGCCATCGAGTGTCAGGGCGTGCAGCACTTTTACCCCTACGGCAGCGATGACAGGGATTTCGAGGCACGAAAGCAGCGGGACATCGACAAGTACAACGAATGCATCAGCAACGGCGTGCTGCTTCTTTATTACATGAGCGAGTTGATTCCGGTGCCTGACGAGATGGCAAGGAAATACCGGTATGTGACCAGCCTCGATGAGTTGCTGGCAATTCTGAACGATAAATAATTGATTTTTACACCTCCGATGTTTTGGCATCTGGGGTTTTGTTTTTGGGAGGATACGAAGATGGCAAAGAACGATAATCTTCATAAGGCGAAGGACGCGAAGAACGACGAGTTCTACACCAGAATCGAGGATGTCGCTGAAGAACTGCGGCACTACAAGAAGCATTTCGCGGGCAAGGTCGTATTCTGCAACTGTGACGACCCCACTTGGTCTGCTTTCTGGCGGTATTTCCACCTGAACTTCGCCGAACTCGGCTTAAAGAAGCTGATTTCCACGCACTATGACCGTACAGAGCCAACCTACAAGATGGAGTACGAGGGCGGGGATGACAACAACGTAGAAGTCGGAGTTAAGACCCTGCTGGAAGGTAACGGCGATTTCCGAAACAAGGAATGTCTCGACTTGCTGGATGAGTGCGATATCGTGGTAACGAATCCGCCCTTTAGCTTGTTCAGAGAATATGTTGCTGTGTTAATGCAACATCAGAAGAAGTTTCTGATTTTAGGCAACATGAATGCCATAACATACAAAGAAATTTTTCCCCTTATTAGAGATAATCAGTTGTGGTATGGCGCAAGCATTCATTCAGGCGATAGAAAATTCTATGTGCCTAACGATTATCCATTGAAAGCATCCGGCTGTGGTGTTGATAACAATGGTCAAAAGTTTATTCGTGTCAAAGGTGTCCGTTGGTACACAAACCTTGATTATAAAGCAAGACATGAAAAGTTGGTGCTTTGGAAGAATTATACACCAGAAGAATATCCGAAGTACGATAATTATGATGCAATCAATGTGAATAAGTATTCTGAAATCCCGTGTGACTATGATGGCATTATGGGCGTTCCCATTACTTTTATTGATTATTATTGTCCAGAACAATTTGAAGTAGTAGGGCTTATTGCATCAGCGGGATATTTGCCTCATTTAGTAAACATCCCGCTAACATGGAACAAAAAGCAAGCATGTCCGTATGTTAACGGCCAAAAAGTATATGCACGAATTCTTATTCGCAAGTCGAAATGAAGGGAGGAATTGGGATGAATATAAAATGGGAAATCGCCGATTATTTAATTGAAGCAAAAAAAGCTGTCGATTCTTTATGGTATATATCACACCATGTCGGCGAATTATATGATGTTAGGCAATTATGCAACGATAGACGAAGTCAGTATTACATTAACACCTGTGCCGTCTTAGATAAAACTGTGTGTGACGGTAAAGGAAAGAAAAAAGAATTAACACAAAGCGACAACATTATTGCTCGCATCTATTACGAAAGAGATAAGCACTACGCTCACAAAGATAGTGATTACAAACAAAACTATCCGTGGGCAAATTTGGAACAAGAAGCGTTTGCATTACAAGAGGAATTGCGCCACATTTTGGAAAAATGTAAAGATTATCTTCCACAAGTGCTTACACTCGACTTTGTATGTTATGACAGCGTCCAATATCGATATATCAATAAAATAAGTAAAAGTGATGAAGAGAAAATTAAAAAAGAAAAATATCCTTTCTACGGCAAATCATTCCCAGCAAATGTAAAGTCAATCAAAAAGAAAGCTGTATACGATATTGAAACCGTAAAAAGAATTCCTGCTGATAAACGTGATGAATATTGTATCGTAATTGAAAGCGGATTGACATTCGAAGAAGACATACAAAACAGGCAAGATTCTTTAATTAAATTAAATATTTTATATGGCGGGAATCTTTGGTGCCAAAAAGAAGAAACAATGTGGAATGAATGTCTCAGATTACGAGATTTGGGAATATTCGATGCTTTTGGAAGATTAAATTGCAGAAGAATAAAAGAAGAAATAGAGAAAGGTAATAAAATCCTATGAAAATTGCAGAAACGAAAATCAAGGTATCTGACCTTGTCGAGAACTACAAGGATAATGGCGATGGCGGTGTCTTTGGCTACAATGACCGTCTTACGATTCGCCCGTCCTTCCAGCGTGAGTTCATTTACGGGGAGAAGCAGCGTACAGCCGTCATCGATTCCGTGATGAACGGATTTCCGCTGAACGTCATGTATTGGTCTAAGACCGGGGCTGACACATACGAGGTTCTTGATGGGCAGCAGCGTACCGTCTCTATTGCCCAGTACATCAACAAGGATTTTCCTATCAAAATCAATGGCAACGACAAGTTCTTCCAAAACTTGACCAACGAGGAAAAGCAGACAATTCTGGACTATGAGCTGACGGTCTACGTCTGCGAAGGCACCGAAGCCGAGAAATTGGAATGGTTCAAGCGCATCAACATCGCTGGCGAGGTTCTGACTCCGCAGGAACTGCTGAATGCTACATACACGGGACCGTGGCTGGCGGATGCCAAGAACTACTTCTCGAAGCGCAACTGTGTTGCTACGAAGATGGCTGACGGCTATCTGAAAGGCAATCCGATTCGACAGGAGTTGCTGGAAAAGGCATTGGCTTGGATTGCTGACCGTGACGGTCTGGAATCCGGGCAGATGTACATGGCGGTTCACCAGCATGACGAGGATGCCAATGACCTCTGGCTTTACTTCCAGTCAGTCATCAACTGGGCAAAGATGTTGTTCCCGACGAAGCGGAAGGGAATTACGGATGCACAGGCATGGGGACTGCTCTACAACAAGTACCATGCAAAGCAGTACAACAGTAACGCTCTGGAAGCTGACATCAAAAAGCTCGTTATGGACGATGATGTAACGAAAAAGGCAGGCATTGTCCCGTTCATCCTCTCTGACCGCACTTGGCGCGATGAAAAGCACCTGTCCCTTCGTGCGTTCACTGAATCTCAGAAGCTTCGCGCCTACGAGTCGCAGGGTCATAAGTGTCCCTTGTGCGTCGCGAATGGCATCAACACTGAATATGCATTTGAGAACATGGAAGGAGACCACATCATTCCTTGGAGCAAGTGCGGGCATACCACCGACAACAACCTGCAGATGCTGTGCAAGAAGTGCAACGCGGCGAAGTCGGATATGTAATGGTGGGAGCATATCATGAAAAAATATCGCTCTTTCATGTTCGATATGTTCACCGGCACAGATGGGAATACAAATGTCGTATTTTTTCAAAAATCCAATTTATAATCCCCTGTAAGAATCCCATCAACCTCCATTGTTGCGTTCGGGTCTGCTCGAAACCCAGCTTTATGACAAAAGACTTCCATTTCACGAGTTAGTACAGATTGCATAACGATACGATGCACACCATAGTCTTCGCAAATTTCTTTCAACGCATCGAGCAACAGAGACATTGTACCATGACGCTTTATAGAAAACCTAACACGTGAAATAACCAAAGCAAAATTACAAAGAAATGAAACCCTAAGTTCATTTTCACCGTCATCTGAAGTAATCCAGACTGTGCGCATACTATTAGATACGTTGCAAATACAACCTTGCTTATCCTCGATGATATTCACAAGCCGTTGCGTTTGTTCCTTCGTAAGCTCAAGCATACCGGGCAATGCCATAAAGATTCCTCCGACAGTTATGTAGTATCATTTCATACATATATTATACATGCATTCTATACCGTTGGCCAAGCTGCTAGGTCGTTATTTTACAAAAAAATTCAAAAACAGAAGCCGTTCATACCACAGGAAAGCCTGCGGGTTTTCTAGCTCCCAATTATAACATTGGTGCCCGGTATTTCATCCGCGAGGTAACAAAACCTATGTCAAAGAAGGCATGGTCTCAGTGTAAGGCTAAAGTTCCTGACATTGAGCGTAGAACCCAATGCACATTGTACTCCCTTAAACAGTTGCATTCACTGTTGAGCCCCCGTGGCGACTCAACAGCCCGGGCCCATCTGTTGGGATTACACTGTGTTGCGAGAACTTTGCGGGAGACTAACCCCTATGTGGCGACCAATGCCGTCAGGCATTGTTAGCTAAGTTCGGGTCGTATCTCTACCTTCGGGTTACGCAGAGACTTACCGTGGGGTTACAACCCACGGAGAAGCCCCAACTATAGCCGAAAGGTTTAGGTGGGGAGGTCCACGATGAAGCATACAAAATCAGCGAGGTAGAAGTTAATGTTTAATACTAAGAAAACCGTCCGCCAGTATATTCACGAAAACGAAGTAGCTTACTCCGACACTGTGACTGCCGTCACCCACATGACCATCGTGGTCTTCATCCCGGCACTCGATGTCGAGGTGGATGTCAAGCGTAACCCTGATGCATCCATCCAGAACGGTTCTGTCCCCGAAGTAGGGGATATTGCTACTGTGCAAGTGGTGCTTGAATACGGCGATTATAACGCCACCGCTGCCACGTTCGTGCCATAGCAGGACATCAAGGAAGACATTCCCGTCACCGATGACGACCTTCTTTTGCTTGATGATGACAACGAGGATACAGAGGAGTACGACTGGTACAACGAGCCTCCCGCTGAGGATTTTGGCAACTTGGATATTGACTGAACAGTATGCAGACACAGATGAAAGGATATGGAATCATGACCTCTTTACCTATCGAGGTAATGTTTACTGCAGGAATTGTATTGCTCGCACTAGCGCTCGTGATACTTTCTGCCATAGCAACGAGAAGAAAAGTCATAAGCAAAATCGAAGAAACCAGCGCTAGGTATCTGGCGTACAAAGCCTTGTGCGAAAAGTATCAATATCTCAGCGTTGAAGGCGATGTCGAATACTACGAACGCTTAGAAAGCAAATACAAATTCGACCATTTCAATTTCGATAAATATGTATTTGGTCAAGTTTGCAAAGAACGCGATAAATTCGAAGAAATGCTGGATGCTGTAGAAATCAACAGAAAGCTACTCACTGAGTTTGAGGAAGAGTATAAGCTACTGCCTGACTTCACAGAAAATCCTCCGTCATGGTTGTACTCTGTGTTGGAGCGCACGGTAATGCGAAACGAGGAAAAGCACCGCAAATCTCCGACGACAAAATTTACGATAACCTGCTCAATCCGATATACATCGCCTGCAGGTCGTAACCGTTATGCAAACTATCAAACATATTCTACTGAAGATGTTGAGGGCTTTGTAAATCAATCATACGCATTGGAAAAAGAACGCGAAAGCAAAGAGTACCAGCGCAGAATCTTGACGCCGTCTTTACGATATGATATTTTAAAGAGAGACAACTTCAAATGCGTGATTTGCGGACGAACGCCAAAAAGGGACGGAATTACGCTCCATGTGGACCATATAATTCCGCTATCTAAAGGCGGGAAGACGGAACCCGAAAACCTTAGAACGCTGTGTAGTATTTGTAATCTTGGGAAAAGCGACAAATACGACGAAAACGGACTAAACTGATACCAAAATGGTAGAATACCAACAACCCAAACAAATCCCATCACGAAAGGAGTCATACCATGTCCACCCTCAAAAACGGCGAGTTCGGTATCGACTTGGACAAAGAGAAAATTCTCTGGACCGACCGAAAACGCCACACCATCTTTTCTCTGCCGCTGTCCTTTACGAAGTACACCCTGACCGAGACCAAACTCATCATCCAGCGTGGCTGCTTCAACCTGCGCGAGGATGAAATCCAGCTGTACCGCGTCCGGGACATCGCATTCAAGCAGAACTTCTATGAGCGTCTGTGCCGTGTCGGCAGCATCCATCTCTGTTCTACGGATGCCATGACACCGGAAATCGATATCCGTCGTATCAAGAACCCGCGTGATGTCAAGGAAGTGCTTTCTAAGACCATCGAGGCATGTCGGAAAGCGAACGGTATCCGTACTTCGGAAATCATCGGGGACCATGGCCGCTTCCCTGAGCCTGACCCGCATGGTATGCCGCCTGAACCCTGCCACGAACATCCTCATGACTAATACCAGCCCGTACAGATTCAGTTCTGTGCGGGCTGTTTTTTGTTTCCAAAAAAATTTCGGAAAATCCGACCTGGCCAGATTTCAGGGTAGTAGGGTGGTTGACCGGCTATGCGAACGGCCTAGAATTGAAAGTGTAGCAAGCACACATCAATACAAAGGAGAATTCATCATGGAAACTAACATCCTGAAATTTGAGCTCACCGCTACTCGTCACTTAGACGACAACACACCAGACACCATTACTATTTCTATCGGCATCCCTGTTGAGGCCGATGACGATGCGGTCAACGAAGCGATGAACAGCGATGAACTGATTGCCTACGCTGTCGGCGTATTGTATGACCTTGCGGCCTATATGCGCCCGCAGTGGCTGGATGGCGAGGACACCGGCATGACCCTCGAAGCTTATTTCGGTGACAGCATATGTCAGACCCGCAATGGCTTCGTGACAATGGACAAGAAAGGGTATAGCTTCGACCTCGAAGATTAAGCTGAGCCAATTAGGAGTTTTGCCTGCATCAGCGGGTGAGACGCCTTTTTGCTGTGTAGCTGCAAAACATAGTTGACGACCCGTGCGACTGGCATACAATAAAACATACTGAACAGCGTTGATGACGTTGCTTCGGTAGAGACGAATAAGGTCCTGAGCCGACCTTAAACGCTCACTGCGAAGAAAGACCTGCCTGCGGCTAACAGGCGGGTCTTTTCTTTTTGCGGGCGTTTTTTGCTTTGCTAAAAATGTATCTAATCCGTGAACATATAGCGTTCATCGTTGTATTCAATACAACTTCATGGTATAATGCAAGTATCAAAACAAGCAAAACATTCCGTATCATCGAAGATATTTCAGAGGCATGTCTATGAAGCGATTTCTCTCGTTCATCCACAAAGCACTCTTTCTTTTGGCTATCGCAGCCATTTCTGTGGCGTTCGAGGGATGCAGTGAAGTGGCGGATAAGACGATTGACGGCATCAAGGACCTGCCTGCGCAAATCATTCGGATGGCAACTCCTGAGATTGCCGAAACGGTGGGCTCGGAGAAAAACATGACGCCCGAGACAGCCACCACGGAATACAACTACATATACTTCCGGTACAATAATCAGTGGGTGACGAACAAACTCATCAGCTACGAGGTAGTCGATGACGGGCAGAATATAAAGTTTACCGTAGAAGGTAACAGTGCAGCCAGCTATTATACCAGCATGGCAAATGTCGTGCTCATGCACAAAGACGAAAACAACACACGCACACAGAATATATACGAAAAACTGGCGGAGGGGACAACCTATGGCTGATACACAGCGAGGGCAATTTGTAGTTGATTGCAAAAGCGGAGAAGCGGCCGACATTATTTATGGCTTGGTGCATGATGAGACCCTGTTCCGCCCGGAACTTGACCTTGCAAATGCGCATCCGAAGGAGTTCGATAACGAGCATATTTTCCCACTCGACATGTTCATTAACAGCGATTATATGCTTAAACTCAACAGGGAAGAGTTTGTAAAAGAATTAAAGCGGCTGTTCGATGAGGATAAAATCGGGTATGCTCAGGTGGTTGTCGCTACTGACATCCATGATATTCATCGCATCGTGGTCCTGACAGACCCCACACAGAAGGATAAGCTGAGTCAAATTGCTGTATCTCTGTTCGGCGTACCGAAAAGGGAAGCAAGACGAATTATCGCCAAGTATCAGGCTCAGTAAAAGGCGAGGAGGATAAAGGCATGCTGACAAATATCGCAGTTTTACGAACTGTTAAAGCAAATGTAAATGAAGCGATTATGGTTGCGTTGCCCTCGATTTTGTTCGAGAGTTCGCACGACAAAAAAGATACACAGAAATACTATCTGCAGGGTCCTGCGGCTGAATATATTCCTGTTGAGATACCGGATACTTATGCCAAGAAATTCTCCAAGTGCGCTACGGCATTGGCGATACAGCTTGTCCTTCTCAGCAACAAGACGAAAGGCTTCTTTGGTCCTGAAATCTGCAATGTGGAGGGCAAAGATATCCAGACTGCCCGGAGCATCATAAACTCCATCATGGGCGAGAGACAGGCAAGGTTTTATAGCGCAAAGCTGAACGATGAAGTGTATGATACGCAATATGCGGTCAGCGAATATGCGGTTGAGAATTGGGCAGACGACATTGTGCCGCCCGTTGTCATCAACAGCTGCATCTGGGCTATCGTGGCAAATACCGCAGCAGAGATGCAGAAGGACAACCGTTTCCTGCGCAGAAAGGAAATCTGCGATACCGAGTTTTTTGAAATCGCGACCCGCATTTACAATGAGTTGCTGGGGTTTGCAGCGAGAAAATACGAAATCTTAGACATTGGTGAATGACTATGAGTGTCAACCTTATTGAGGGCAATATCTTAACACCGCCGACTCGTAACGAGAATACTATCATCTGCCATCAGGTGAACTGTCGTGCCGCAATGGGTGCGGGTCTTGCCAGGCAGATTCGGGATAAGTGGCCCGTCGTGTTCGACGAATATGTGAAAGTTTGCAGTCCAAAGAAACTCGGTGACTTTCAGGTGGTTCAGGTCGCCCCGCAGCTATATGTCGCCAACCTGTTCGGGCAATCAAGCTTTGGCAGAGATAAGCGTCAGACGAACTACGCGGCGCTGGGAACGGCTCTTTTCAGAGCAATGAAAGAACATCCTAATGCAACTTTCCGCGTCCCTTACGGTCTCGGCTGCGGGTTGGCAGGCGGAAACTGGGTAACGGTGCTGAATCTCATTGAAGAAGCCGCCAATGCTTGGAATGTGAACGTTGAGATTTGGGTGCTGCCCAAAAAGTAAAGGATTAGCATGTACAATACCAACTACAAATGCGTCAAGCCGTTCGATGTATGGCTTGATGCCATCGGTCAAGATGACAAGAAAATTCCATATCGGGTAAAGCGTGGGACCATCTGGCGTCTGGTCTGGTGCGGTGGCGAGCAGAGCTTCAAGGAATTCACCGGACCGGATAAGATGCACATTACACTGCCGGATGAGTATGTCGAGAAATATTTCAAAAAGGTATGAGTTTGGGGAATTATTGTCCCTACACGGACGGAAATGTCGTATACCTCCAATGTAAAGAATGTGAAGAGAAACTCTGTGAGAAAGACTGGTTCTTTTGCGGAGTTGCGGGAACGCCCATGGCGATGACAAAATCCTGCAAACAGATGTCGGAATACCTCGACAGAATGCTGGCTAAGCGGGACAAGGTTGTCATTGCTGCAGAATCCGGTAAGAAGATGGCTGCTTTGGCAGCTATGTACGCCAGCGAGCGGGGATACTCTTTCATTCCCGTCACAAACGATGATTTGCCCACATACTTATCTAAACAGCAGCAAAAGGGCTGCGTAGTTTTTGAAGGAGTCGCGGATGAACGAGAAATCGAAAGTGCCTACCGTAAGCTGCGCATACCGCTGCGGCACTGTAGATTGGAAGGAGCGTAAAACTATGATGTACCAAAAGCTGGTTCGGGATAATATCCCGGCTATCATTGAGAAGAACGGGGAGACCTGTGTTACGCGCACGCTGTCTGACAAAGAGTACGAGGACGCTCTGATGAACAAACTGCAGGAAGAGGTCGCCGAACTGCTGGAAGCCTACACTGCCAAGGAACGAAGCGTTCTGGACTGTGCGGAAGAGATGGCGGATGTGATGGAGGTCATGTACGCTATGGGCAAGACTTGCGCTGTTTCCAAACGAGAAATTGAACAGGTCAGAAGCCAGAAGGCAGCAGAGAAGGGGACTTTCTCCAAGAAAATCTTCTTGGTTTCGACTGAGAAGTGAGAGGAGCGGTTTGTGACACAGCAAGACGCAGTGCGGTTAATCAGAAAACTGATTTTTGCCAAAAACAGTCAAGACCTCACGCATTTTAACCGGTGTGTTGACGAAATTGCTGAAGTCTTAGACAAACAAGGCGATAAAGAAGGAGCTCGCGCTATTCGCAATACTTCCCGTGACGGCTATGTAAAATCGTACTACGAGGCAAGTCGGCAAGCACAGCCTCTCGGTAGCCCCTTTGTCAGCTACAAGCCTGCGTTCGTCATCGACAACAAGGATATCGCGTTGTGGCACGCGAGGAACGATAATCCGCAAATGCGGGTCCGACACATTTTGGAGTATATCGAAAACGGGGAAATGGTCGGAAAAGATGTGCTGGAATACGATGCAAGCACCGATAAATGGCACCGTGTTGAGGCGGAATGTATCGAGTTGGTATAGGGACACTACATCACCTATGCTCCTCTAACTCCTTTCTGCTGGATGTCAGCAGATAAAATAAAATATACAAACAGCGATTTTTATCAACAGCCCCTTGCACATTTGTGCGAACTGCATACAATCTAAATTATAGACTAAAAAATGTACCCTGGCGGCTGTTTAGTGGCTGTCAGGGGCTTTTTGTTGCCTGCCATTCTAGTATTCGGAGGGATTTTAAATGACGCTCAAAGACTTGTCTAGCGAACAGCAGGACCTTGTACGGCTGGCGCTTGACGGGAAAAACGTGTTGTGCGATGCCTGTATCGGAAGCGGAAAGACGTCCACCATCAATGTTTTGTGCAACGAGTTTGATTCCTCTAAGGAAATTCTGTACCTGACCTATAACCGGCTTTTGAAACTCGATGCACAGGAAAAGATTCTGAACGATAATGTCACGGTCCAGAACTATCATGGATTTGCCTCGAAAATCCTGTACCGGCGCGGCATCAAGAATGTCGGACAGGGCGAGCAGATTGGGATGGTCTTGAGGAAGCGCGTTCCTGTCGGGCACTTTGATGTGCTTATCATCGACGAGTATCAGGACATCAACGAGGAAATCTCGAAGATGCTCGAATACATCAAGGAATCGAACCCCGGTCTTCAAATCATCGCAGTCGGGGACATGAAGCAGAAAATCTATGACCAGACCTCGCTGGATATCTGGTCGTTCATCCATAAGTTCTTAGGCAAGCACACGCAGGTCAATTTCACGCAATGTTTCCGCCTGTCTCATGACCTTGCACAGCGGCTCGGAAACATCTGGGGCAAGGATATCAACGGTGTGAACAAGAACTGTAAGGTATCGACTATGTCCCGCGAGCAGGTGGTAGACTATCTGGATACCAAGAACCCGAAGGATGTCCTGTGTCTCGGTGCCAGAACGGGGTCTATGGTAAAGGTTCTGAATGAACTAGAAGCAAGACCCGGCAACCTCTATGACAAGAACCATGTATATGCCAGCATCAAGGAACCTGATGGCGAAAAGCATGTAGCACCCGGCGCAGATGTCGGTATCTTTACGACCTTTGACGGCAGTAAAGGCATGGAGCGCCCCATCTGTGTTGTCTTTGATTTCACGGAATCCTACTGGTGCTCTCGTGTATTTCAGCCTATGGCGCGGTATGAGATTCTGAGAAACCTTTTCTGCGTTGCGGCGAGTCGCGGTAAGGATGAGGTCATCTTTGTAGAGCCTCCGAAAAAAGAGGACAGATTTGGGTTGGTCAGCGATAAGACCCTGATGACTCCCGTCAAGATGAATCAGGAGTTCAATACAAAGTTCGATATCTCTGAGATGTTCGACTTCAAGTTCGATGAAGATGTAGAGCACTGCTACCAGCTTATCAATACGACGCCGGTGTTCCATAAAGATGTACATGAAATCGAAATCAAGCATTCGGATGCGATGATTGATTTGGCTCCATGTATCGGCATCTATCAGCAGGCGAACTTCTTCGATTATTACGATATCGACAGTGCGATTGCCTTCTACATGTACCTGCATAACGACAAGAAGGTAGCACTGCCTTCCAGCTGGAAATCCGTAGAGGAAAAGGTCCTGTTCCTGACGATGCTGATGACGAGTCAGGACCGGTATGTGAAGCAGGTCGAACTCCCCTTTATTACGAGAGCGCAGGAAACCGACCTGAACAAGCGTCTGTCTATGGTGTTCACTCCAGACGAGTCCGTACAGGAACGCTGTGAGTTGACTGCCATGGTAGATACCAAGGCAAAGAAGAAACTTGTTATCAGCGGCATGGCGGATGTCGTGAAGGACAACAAGGTCTATCTGCTGAAATTCGTGTCTTCGCTCGCGCACAAGCATTTCCTGCAATGTGCCTGTTATATGCTGGCTACCGGGTTAAAGCAGGGTGTTGTCTGGAATATCCGCGATAACATGATGTATGAAATCGAGATTCCGGACCCTGACAAGTTCCTGGACGCGGTAATCACCTGTATCACGAAGCAGGTCTTTGCCAAAGCAGAAAGCTATACGATTTCCAAGGACTATACGCAGGACCTCGATACCATCATCGAGCAAATCATGACCGATGATTCGCTGCCGGAATTCGATGTCGGCGGCAATATCAAGGAAGAAAAGAAAACGGCTGATGAAGGTATCTCTATCATCCGCCGTGGTGAGCAGTACATCATTGTGGATGCTGCAAACCGTCAAATCATCGATAACAGCGCCATGAACGGCTACGATTCGATTCTCGCTGCCTGTGAGGATTATGTCAGGAAAAACAAGCAGCTGGCAGAAGAATCCATGTCCAAGAAGGAACTGCTCAGCGTTATTGAGGATTGGCTCGACAATCACAGGGATTTCGAAGCAGCTATGACTAAGACCGAGGTGGATATCAAGCACCATATCGGAGAATATGCGAACTACGCTTCTCTTTCCACCTATGTTGTTCGTAAGATGCTCAAAGACCGTGGTCTCATCATCAATTTCAGCGAACGCCAGCTACTGAAGGTCTGGAAGGAGCGGAAGAAGAAGGATACGAATACCGTGGAGAATACGCGGTACGAGACCCTTGCCTCTACGCTCGAATCCCTCGTTAAGGCAGGGGTCGATGTTCAGCTTGAAATGCCGGAAGAGGAGAAGGTTGCAAAGCCCGAACCGGACCCGGAAGAAGAAAAGCCTCAATTCGATAAGCGTATCCCCTATACCGTTATTCGTTCGTCCCGGCTCTCTAAGCCCAACGATGTGCGGTATATTGTCGTCAATCTGAACGACAAGGACCAGGTGTTGGACGATGCAAGCGGATACGGATACAAGTCGATTTCTGCCGCACAGAAGGGTTACGGATATAAATGCCGGAATCTCACCAAGTACGGGGAAGTTAAGCACTCGTCAAAGCCCAAAACCAATATCCCGGTCTCACAGAGCCGTCAGCTCTCGTTCGGGGACTTCTGAGAAGGAGGGAACATCATGACCTACAGCGAAGCATTCCCTTTATGGGTAGCGGAAGTGTACCGGAATCATGGCTATGAGCCGGATAAGTGGTACGGGTCAGAGGTTGCAGAAACGCTGTACAACGAGGCGATGGCGACCTACAACGGTCCTCCCGCCACGATGCGGGACTATATAGAAGCTATCCCGTCTGCGGAAGAATTTGCGTATTTGGACTATGCGATTGAACGGCTGCGCCGCGACAACATCAGCCTGAATGCACTTTCCGATAAAGAACGCTGGGCTTTGATGGATAAAATCGTTGCAGAGTATCCGCAGTACAAGAACACTCGCACATCCCATGCCAAGCAGGTACAGCAGACCTCGATGCAGGCGACACTCGATGCCGAGCGTGATGTTCTCTTGCAGGCTGCTCGGCGCAATGCGAGCCGGTACAGTGAGGCAGAGGATGCCACAAAGGATTTTGTAATCGAGTAAAGGGGGCAGTAACAGAATGGTTAAAATTTACGGCTACAGTGACGATACCGTTTGTCTGGATAATTCCAAATACTTCGAGAATGAAATCGAGTGCTTCGATGTTGCCGGTGTAAGGCTCTATTTGAATGACGACACGGTGCTTTTTGTCTGCTACTCCTCCGGTGTCTGGCGTATTTTCATCGAGCAGGAAGGTTCCGCGCCGCACCGGCACAAGGTCTGTCAGGAAACGAGTGAGGACGACTACAGCGATGAGTTTTACACCGAAGCTGAGGTTGTTCGACATGAAATTGCATCGGCGAGAAACTGAAGGAAGGTGATATTAGTGAATTTCTCTAAAATTCGTATGATGTTCTTTGATTTCGACGATACCCTTCTCATCCATTATCGGGAACAGAAATTCGACGCGACTGCTGATGCACACAGGGCACGGCTACTGCGGTATGAGGCTGAGAACCGGGGCGGGTACAAGGTATTCGATGAGATTGGGGAAGCGAATACGCTTGTCCAGCATTTCCTCGAAAGCTGCGACGGTATCCCGAAATACTGCATCACCCGTGTGCAGGACAGTATGACCCTGCCGTATAAAAAGCAGTGGCTTGAAATGCACTATCCGGGACAGTTCCTCGATGTCATCGGGACTGCCACCCCCGAACGGAAGACCTCCGTCATGAAACTTCTGACCCAAGCTGCCGGTCTGAATGCTGCACAGGCTCTGTATGTAGACGACTATTACGAAGCCCTCAATGAGGCGGCAAAGGAAGGGTTTACGGTCATGACGGTACAGGAACTCATGCTGCGGCAATATACTGCGGAGCAATGATAAAGCGCTAAGCCACGAACAAACTAAGGAGGACTACCATGAAAAAAATTCTGAAATTTCTTGCCGCTGCGGCATTTGCTATCGTTGTTTACCAGCTTGTATCGCTGCACCGCAAACGCCGTAAGATGGTAGAGATTGGTCAGCAGATTTTCCGGTGATACCTGATGGCGAAAACTCAGCTGACCCGCGATATTGAGGCCGCGCTTCATGCGTGGCATCCTTCCAGCTACGGCGGGTATCGGGTGGATTCGTTTCGTCAAGGGTTCGATGCCTTAGAAGTGCCGGTAGAATGCGGGTCTGTCAAATCCGGATTGGTCGATTTCGTCAGGGTTCAGGAATGCTTTACCTCCGAAACCAAATATGGGACCTGCAAACTGGCCTCGCTTATCGAAACGGATACGGGTGCTTCGCTTACCGCGATTCAGCAAAAAGCAAAAGAGGCAACCTGCGTCAAGGATATTTCGTCGATAGATTTTTGCAGGGAGCACTGTTCCGAGCGATGGTGCCACTTCCACAAGACGAATCATCTGTATACGCTCGATGCCGTCATCACTTGTGTGGAAATCAAGATTTCCGTGAGCGATTTTCACTCGGCACACGGGCACAATTTCGTCGGGCACTGCAACTACTATGCGATGCCCACAGAGCTATATAAGAAGGTCAAAGGAGAGATACCCGAAGATATTGGCGTCCTGCTCTATTATGACGGTGAGAGTACCTGCGGAATCCGAAAGGCGAAGGAGTGTAAGCCACAAATTCTTTCGGAAAGCACACAAAAATGGCTGATTCTGTCCGTTGCTAAAAGGCTGCCCCGGTTCGACAAGAACTGAGGGCAGCTTTTTTATATATTATTTATTTTAGAAAGGACAAACTCAA